ATTGCGCCAGCAGATTCGATGCCGGCCAACTTCCCGTAATCATCGGAACCGACGAGAGCAGAAGATTCCCCGAAGCGTCAAAGATGCTCATAATCCAATACTGGGCCATTTCGCTGAAGGTGATGAATAAACCGAGGCGCAGCACTGATCCGTTGACATTCAGCGCGACATTGAGCGTCTGATTTGGAGCATTCGTCAATGGAATGATCTGGCTCATGGCTGCGGGAGACCTCCCGTATTGTTGCTCGACCAGTTTCCTGCCCCGATCACATTCCCTTCTACTGCCTGAATTGCTTCAGGTGATAGAACATCAGTAGCTGTCGAAGGCAATCCGTTCTGGGACTGTACTCCAGCAGGAACAGGAGCTGGATTTGTCTGGCCGATCGTAGTGCTGCCGGTGGTCTGTGAGCGGGAGCTTACTGTCTGAGTCGCCACATTGAAGAGGAAGATTTGCTGAAACTCAACGGTCGCGCGCAATCCATAACGTTCCTTCACTGTGTCATTGGGCTGCACATCAACGACGAACATATTGACGTAAGTCTTGAGCCGCGTTGTGATCGTGAGCGGAACGCGCGCCTGCCTTAGATTGTCCAGCGTTTCAAAGCAGGAAATGGACTTCGATGGATTGCCGACCCATTGGCCTTGTGCATAAGGCTGAAGCACGTCTGTCATCAGTACATCCATGACCAGATGCGCGGGATCGAGAATGATATGATCGGTGACGTTTGCATTGTCCTGAATCGGATGCAGCGTCGGTCTCGCACGCTGTGAATGAGAAACGCGCATCACGCCATCAAACACAAGATACTGAGGGACCGTGTTCGGACTGGGAGCAGCGGGAGAACTCGGTGCCACCGCTCCCGTTGATGTTCCACCGACTGCGATGTTTCCGTTCTGCGCCTGCACATAATTTGCCGGAACAGTGAGCATGGTAAGAGCTGGCTGTGACCATTGCGGAGGACGGAATTGAATATCCTGGCCCGCTACCTGTCCGAGAAGTGCCTGCTGATTTGCGAATGATGAGGCCTGTTCCGCCGCAGATTCGGCGAACACAACAATACTTCCTACTCCCAAAAGAGCAGTCGATGAAACTTGCGGAAGTGATATGCCCCCCATCTACTTGTATCCTCCCGCGAAGGCCAGCATCAACTCTCTCTCCTGTTCCTTGAACGCTGCGCTCACACCTTTCTGAATCGCCGCCGCGTGTTGATCCGGCGTGAAGTTCGGCGATGAATTGACAGTGATCGATCCGATGGTTACCTGGCCGAACTTTCCCGCCCACATATCGACATTGCGCGCATAGTTTGCTTCCGAGTCATTGCCGTAATAGTTACCTGTGGGCGTTTGTAGCGCTCTTGCAAATTGATCCGCATTGACGGCCGAGCGGATATTATTCTGAACATAGCGCGATGAATTGAGCGTGTCGGCATAGGCGCGTTCAAAATCCATGACAGACTGGAAGTTGCGGAATGTATCAGTTCCCGCAACCTTAATTCCCGCATAGTTGTTCGTTCCAGCGAAGGTCTTGAATCCGCCCGTCTCGGTTCCCATCTGCCCATAGAGAAGATTTGCCGGTATGCCCGTCTCGCGCGATACATCCAGTGCAATCTGGTGCGCATTGGCAGTAGGAGTTCCAGCCACGGTCGATGCAAGTGATGCGGTCGAGATCGCAGAATTGAACTGATCTCCATAGCGTGTCCCGCTCAGGAGAACACCGCCAACCTGATCCAGTCCATGAACTGCATTGACGGCCTGATCTGCCGCTGCATTCAGGTCAACCCACATCGTTGCGGAGCTTCCGCCTCCGCGCGTGGGCATGTTGAGGAATGCCTTGCCAAGATCCCAAATAGCGCCGACACTTCCGACGCCAACCTTCTCGAGCCCCAGCATGAGCTTGATTGCTTCGCCGATCCAATAAACCACGTGCTCGATCGATCGCGCAAAGCTCTCAAAAGACGCGGCTTTCGTGTTGATCGAATCATCTCCTGAAAGCGTGCCCACGAAGTTGTCGAAGTCCACCGAAAGAGCGAGCAGCACGCCGCCGGTTTTCTTCAGGATGTCCCATGTCATGCCCAAGGCCGGAATCAGATGATTCACAATTTCATCTGACCATTGCGGCATATTGGCAAGAACGAAATCATTCAGCCGTTCAAGCTCAAGAACGATTCCTCCTTTGCCAAACCCCAGATGCTCCAGCAAATCGGCTGCGAACTTCATTCCGAAGTATTGGCCCTTAACCTCAAGGCGCTGGAGTTGGAAGATCACGTCCCGCACCATCTGCTGCTGTTTTTCGTATCCTGGCCCAAGCATCAGAGCGAGCTGCTTCTGATCGTCAATGAGCATGTGGAACCGCTCTTGCAGTTCCTTGGTGCCAAAGAACACATCATTGAGCGTGACGCCGAGAACATCCAGCGCCGTCGAAACGGACCGGTACTGCTGGATACTCATCATGTTCTGGGTTGCGAGAAGTTGGGTCTTTAGATCGGCCTGGGCGAGCTTGTCAATATAGGAGATTAGCCCGAATCCCACCGATGCAAAGGCGGTGGTTCCGGCTATCTGGAATTTAAGGAAGGTGCCGACGATACCACCGACATGGGACTGGACTTGCTTTTCCGCGCCTTGGAGGGCGCCGGCGAATTTATCGAAGGCTGCTTTATCTACGGAGGCGCTGAGAGAGACAAGATATGACTTAATTACTTCCGCCATCTATGCCTCCTTCGCCGCCCTCCAAGCGCGGAAGTCGGATTCGTTCTTTTCCTTCACGTCTAAAAACTCGTGCGCATCGCACAAATCCCTGAAACTGAAAACTCCCTGAACCACGTCCCGATGCTGCCAAAGTCCCGCCATCACAGGACGCCAGAGAAACCCGTCTAAGGTTGGGTACTCTGTCCCGGGACAATCGTCGCCGGGGTCTCGCTCGAACTCGATCCGGCGCCTGGAAAAAAAGGGGCGATATTGAACGCCACACACTCCGTTGTGAGCTTGTAAACCAGCGGAGCATCGAATTCAAGGTCTTTGAGTGCGTAGCGTCCATCGCTTTGCAAAATCGGCATTGCAATCTGCGTGCCCGTCTTGGAACTGTAGCGCCCGCAACAGGCGAGTGAAAGCTGTTGTACCTCGGCCAATTCCTCGCGGCTGAGTTGTTCGATAAGGAACTGGGCGGTCATGGCGAATCCAACTTCAGGGGCAACCGTTGGCGCTTCCTGTGTTCCGTTTGTGGAGCTCGCTGGCTGCGCCTCCTGATAAGCCCGATAGCGCTTTACAAATGTCGAGTAAATCCAGCTTCCATCCGCTGCCTTCAACTGGCCGATGCGGTATAGATGCTCGCCGATCTGAACGTCCTTGTGATCCATGATCCCTCTTACTGGTTGGCAATGTTCGCGGCAAAGAGCGTCCATTCAAGGTATTCGCCCTTCGTTCCATAGGGTTGCGGGGGCTTTTTCGAGAACGAAACGCCCGTGCAAACGTTCTGATCGCCGGTCACGAGATTCTGAAGATCAAGCGCGATCGCCGCCCAGTTCGTTGAATTGCTGTTGAGAAGTTCCGTTTGATGCAGATTCAAAGCTGTCTTCAAGAACGCATTGACTGCCGAGGTCTGCTGGCACGAAACCTTAACGGTTCCATTCTGGCCAGGAGATGCGGAAACCATCACGGCGCTGTCCGCAGACACGTCATGCTCCGTCCACTCGTGGGTCATTTCCACAGTGATTTTGCCATCGCCGATGTTCCCGCCAGCTAGGATGAAAGAGCCGGCCAGCGGAGAGGCGATTGCCCCTGTGAGGTCTTTGAATGAATATGTCGTTGTTCCGTTCGCCATTTCAGACTCCTATCACTGTTGGACATTGATACCAATTACGAAACTCTGCTGCGTGCCAGCCAGAATCACAGCCACATAGACCGGCATGGACTGGAAGAGAGCCCTATCGCCCGATGACTGGGTAATGAATGAAGGCGACCCAACCCAGTAACCAGTGGATAGTGCCGTCCCTGCCGTGAGGCTCTGATTGGTTCCGGGCAGGAGTGTGGCACCTTCCCATACGCCGCCTGCGATGAATCCGCGATTCACGGAGCGCGAACATGCGCCGCGGACGGCATTGAGGATCAAGGCTTGGCCGGCATCCGTCTGCGGGATTGAAGGCAGCTTTTGCAGGACATTCAGCACCGAAATCTGGGCATCTGCCGCCAGCATGTCGAGGCCCTGAACGGTCGTGAAGCTCAAGCCGTTGCCGTTGACGCCCTGATAATAGAAATCGTAACTGTTCGCGTAATTGTTGTAACTGTTGCCATTGTTCCCGAATCCAAGGCCCGGAGTACCCGCAAACACATTGATCTGCGCCTGTGTGAGAACGGTGGTCTGGATTCCGACAAGCGTCTTGGCTGCGACCGTGAAGGCGCTGTTCGGAGCGCCGGTATTCAGGCCCATCGCTATGCCTAAAATCGCAGCCGCGGCGTAGACGTTCGCCGGAGCTGGAGGCACAGGGACATTGCTGGTACTCGTGTAGATTCCCTGCACGCGCCCATAATTGAGCGCCTTGATTGCCGAGAACACGTTTCCTGTGGTTCCTTGGAGGGCAGAAAGGCTCGTGGTCGCATAGATATATTGCATGGCTGGCTGGACGTTCTGCTCATAGGCCGCAATCGGGGCAACATCCGAATCTCCCGCATTGGTCCACATGCATCCGTACCAGTTCGTATTGGCAAGCCGGCAAGCCGTGATCGCTTGGAGAACTGTTTCGCCTACCGCTGTGATGTTGACTTCTAGATTGATGCCCGTGCTGGGTGCCTGTGCGGTCGTGGTCAGAGCGTTTGCGACCGAGTAGCCGGTTCCCTGCTGGCCGGGAATGAAGGCGACTGAGGTCACTGCGCCCGCATTGACACC